CGCGGACTCCACTTCGAGCGGAAAATCCACCGAGAACGTGCGCTCGATGATCGGCAGCAGTCCGCTCACGAGACCGGCCGTGATGCCGCCGTTCCATGCCTTCGTGCTTGTCGTCTTTACGTCCATTGTGTTGCCCCTATGTGATGAACGACAAAGCCCTGTTGGACCACCCTTTCAAGAACCGGGCTTGTAGCTCGTTGAAATTTGGCAGTTTGCGCAATTCAGATATGACCCGTGCGACGTGCAGCCGTTCGCGCTTCACGGCAAGCCTGTTGATGATGGCGCGCGGTTCCATGGCGTTTGCTGCTGCCGCCGTCTTCGGCCCGAGTTGCCCGTCCGCAGCCGTGCCGACAATCTCCTGAAGCGCCGGGATCGAGTCGTCGGGACCGAAGAGATATGTGAAGTCGACGAGCGCATAGCGCAGCTTCGGATCGTTGATGCGCGCAAAGCCCGGCTTGACGATGTAGTTCATATAGGCGATCTCGCGCGCTTCCGGCTCTTGCAGGTTGCGCACGTCTTCGGCGGTCACGGGCGGATTGTGGCCGCGCCAGAGTTGGAGCGCGCCGAGGGTGATTCCGAACTTCGTCGGGCCACCTGCGTCGGCTGGATCGTTCGTGAACTTGTCGCCGCCCTCGGCTTCAAAGATCTCGCTGATAATCGCGTCGTCTTCCGGACTGCGCTCGGTCACGTTCAGTGCCGCGTCCGGTCGACGCCGCGCACCATCGCCCCGAAGATCAGCGCGAAGAATTCCCAGAAGCGGCTCTGGCGTCTCATGGGTTCGTGTCCTTCTCGGGTGGCGGCTGAGCTTCGGCGGTCTTCGGCACAGGCTTTTTCGCAACGGCAGAGATCGCGCGCGCCGCCAGCGCCTTCAGCATCTCGCGCCGCTTCGCGCAGCCGCCGCACGGTTTCATCAGCGTAGCCCGTAGAGGCTGACCTTTGAACCTGCTGCCCAGTTTCCGGCTGCGAGGGTTAGGTCAATCCTGGTGATTGCAGATGTTGAACGCCACATAGCGACACCATCTTGGACGACCCACGTCGCACCGACGGACGTTGCGCCCATGGTGCCAGCCGACATTCGCATCGTCTTAAACAAATTCGTGTCTTTGTAATTGAGGATATGTGCGATGCCCTGGCCTATATTATTTGCCGTCGCCCCGCTGTGCGGGACGGTTCCCATGATCAAAGCGCTTAGACCGGCTGATGCGTTGTTGAGCGCGTTCCCCGTGCTCGTCTTTTGATATTGGTTGTTGTCATAGTTAGCGCCTGTGTCGTTGTTGAAGGTCATGTTCACATTCACTGCGGGAGAGGAGCCCGCCGTCGACCTCCCGGCCGCTATCAATACAAGGTGCGAATATGTGCCAGGAATGCCGTCGAATGTGACGACCCCGGTCCCCGTCGGTGAGATTTCGTCGAGTAAAATCATGTCTTCCTCCTCGTCACCGCCCGACCCTTCTGAACCGCCCGACCCTTCTGAACCGCCCTCGGAGCCGCAATCAAGGCGCCATTCGAACGTCACAGACCCGATGCCGCCGTCGACTTGTTCGTGACCGCCGCCGCCGGGGGATTCGCTTTGGATCGTTAAGCCGCCACTGTAACCGCCGTCGCCACCAGAGCGCGCGAACCCGTTGGTGTTCGTATCGCCACCGCTCGCGATGCCGCCCGCGCCGCCAAGATTGCCACGCTCACCACCGCCCGCCGTTATCGCGATGGCGCCCGCAGTGAGCGTCCCAGTGACCGTCGAGTCGCCGCCGTCAGTTGCGATGTTGAACGAGTCCAAAACTTGCGCGAGACCCATGTCGCCAACGGTGAAGAGGATGACCGAACCCCAGTCGGAAGGATCGATTGCGATAGTCTTCTCGACAAACGCGCCGCCGCCGCCGCCGTTGTTCTCGCTGCCGCCGCCGCCGCCGCCAGTTGCGCGGATCGTGACTTCGCAAGTTCCGACCGGAACGCAGATTCCGTGATCCCCTGGCCGTTCGTATTCGGGAGACTGGCCCTCCTCACACGTCGTCCAGCAATAAGCCTCGGCGGGAAACGAGATGACCTGGAACGTGCAGCGACCGTTCAGAAGGTCGATATCAGACCGCTGTATGAAAAAGACCTCGTCGATGCCCAGCGCCGCGATTTGAAACCTCGCATAGCGCTCGCCGAGCAGCCGCAAGCCCTTTGCGTTCGTGATGATCGTCCCCTGCCATTCCGGGTTCAGCCGGTATGACGCGACCTTCATCATTTGTCTTGCTTGGCGGTGGCTCGGGCAGAACGTCAGATCGAGCGTGGCCGATTGAAGCCCGTCGATGAGAACGCTTGTGTCGTTTCGAAGCGGGTCGGCTTCCTGTTCCTGATAGTTGTGACCGGGCGAGAGATACTTCGCGCGGATCTCATTCCGCAGATCGCCCTTGCTTGCGCCGCGGCGGAAACTTTCAACGCCGAGGATGTCGGCAGAGGCGAACGTCTCGCACGACGTCGGGCAGTTGAATTGCCCGACATCGAGAACTATCGCCCCGTGTTCGTTGAGGCGCACTCTCCCATCCACGCACGCCAGCATCCGGCCAATGACGCTCTTGGGTTCCTCGTCAAAGTCGTAGCCGCCCGACAGCCTGTAGCGCGGCTCGGTGAGGCCGCTGAGAAGTGGCACCTCTTCATCGCAATAGTTGGCGGCCGTGATCCACGACGCGATCTCCGACTCGATCATCGATCGCGGCAGACGCATCCCGTCGGGGTCCCACAGATAACCCATGATGATAAGCGCGGCGTTATCAGTCCACGTCCAGGTTGTCGGATCGTCGGGGTCCTGGCCGCTGTCGCGCGGGTCCCAATACTTGGCGGACCTGATGGTCGCTGCGTAGGTCGGAACGCCGAACTTATAGACGACGTTAAAATCTTCGAGCGCAACGTGGCGAAGCCGCAGCGCAGTGTATGCGGCGCCGTCGAGGCGATGCTGCGGCGTCCAAGTGCCGGGAAATCCCGAGAGCAGGAGCGGGTCTGCTACTTGTGACGGCAAGCCCAGATGCTCGGAAATCGTTACGCGACCGTTGTGCCACCAGACCGCCGGATAGATGACGTTGCCGACAGCGAAGCCGCCCGGGTCGCCGATCGTGACACTCGTCGCCGTGACCGTTTCGACCGAGCTGCCAACCATCCATGACGCTTCAACCACCGGCGCGACATAATCGCGGCCGACCGATTGGATAGCCACGCCCTGTGGAGACGAGCCGCCCTCCCAAAAACCGGCGCCATTCTGTTCGGCGTATAGCGCGGCGCCGAACCCGCCCACGGTGTCCGCGTACCCGGTGCCGCCGTCGTTGATCAGGATTAGACCGTCCCACCGCCCGCTGCTGTTTGGCCTCGCGCTGAACGACGCGCCAGTCCCGGCACCGGAGGTCGTGAAGGTCACGGATGTAGCAATGGGCTTGGTCGTGTCGTCGTTTAGGAATGGCGCGGCCGGGAAAACGACTGCAACGAAAACACCACCGACAACACCGACGCTGATTGCATCGAGCGTTTCCGGTGATCCACTGACCAAGAAATGCGCCGTAACCGTCTCGGCGGTGTAGCCAGCGTCGTAAGCTGTGATAACGACATCGGTTGCCGGGGGCTTGTCCGGCATTCCGGAAACGCCAAGCGCCGGAAACGTAACCGCGGTAATGCCGAACGTGGCGGTCCCTGAACTAGCGGGGTCGAGCCGCGTAATCTGGTCCTGAATCCAATGCTCTTCGATGGCATCGATCTCGCCAGAGTTGAGAACGAATGCCATATAGAGAGTCCCATTTACGCCGTCGTCGTAGGCGACACGCTCAAAAATCTTTTCTCCTTGGACACGCACCCGCCCGAAATTGCGGCGCCGCGGCTTAACCGGGATTTCGGTCGGATGGAATGTTGGCGGCGGTTGACGCTTTTTGGGTATTAGTAAAAGCGACAGCCCACCAGTCAGAATTGCTGTGAGAATTCTTCCGTCAGCCATTTACCACGGCACCTGAGTCACGCGGCCGGGGACGTTGCCGACGTACTCGAAGCCCCGGTCGCCAGGGCTTCGGAACTGCTGGTCGCGGTTGCTGTAGTTCCCGGCCGGTGGAACGCTGCGGCCATAGAAGATGTTCTGAGCCGTGACGGTCAGCGTTCGGTTCTGCGAGCCGTCATCGTTGGCGCTCCAGTCGATCTCTATGCCGTCGATGATACTCGCATTGCGCGCGATCGGATCGTCGAGAAGCTGCCAGTCGTCGGGATTGAAAAATTGAAGCCGGGTGAACAAGAGTTTGCCGATATATGACGCTCTATTTTCTGCAATCGCGGCGTCTAGTAGCGCCGCACCGACACCCGACACCGCTATCCGAACTTCCGATGCCTGGAGATTGTCGCCCTCCTCTTCGAGGCCATCGATGCTGACGAGTTTGCGGAGGCCGACGTAATCGTTGCCGTCGACGGTAATCGTTCGGAAGCCATTCCACAGATAGACCGGCGAGATGCTGCTCGCCGTCTCGAATTGCAGCTCGACGAGGTGCCCGGCGCGCACCAAGCCACCATTCAGCATTTGCTGAATCGTTGCCGAGAGGTCAGGCATTAGATCGCTTCCTCGAACTCGACGGTGTGGCTCGCGTGCTCAAGCAGGTTCAGCTCCATGCTCAAGCCGCGGTCATCGGCCAAGCGCGCGCGGCACATCGGGCGGTCGAACTCGAGTGGGTCATCGTCGGGGATCGCGGTGCGGAGTGGCGGTTGGAATGTCACCGGGTAGACGGGCGGGCTTCCTGACGGGGCACCGACTGTTTCGAGGCAATAGAGCCACGGACCCGCGATGCTGCCTGACGCTGTATCTTCCCAGGAGAAGAACATTCCGGGCAACGGCACGCCGCCGCTCGTCATCTTGATGCTGCCCGACGTTGCGCCGACTGCAATTGCGCTGTCAGCGCTCGCGATGATCGGGCTGCCGACCGTCAGCCACGGCGCTCGCTTGCCGTCATACGCGTGCAGGCAGATGACGCCTGCGCGGCCTTCGAGGAGAACTTCCATCGCGCGGATCGCGAGTATCTGATCGGGGTCGTGGATCGGAATGTCGCTGTACGTGAAGCGCCATAATGCGTTCGCCGTCGCTGCGACTTGCTCGTTCCCGCCAGCCATGGCTGGACCACCGCCGATGTTTCCCGGCACTAAATGGATGCCGACGCTGCGGGGCTGGAGTAGAGCGAAGGGCCACTCGGCGTTGCACGCAGGCTCGACCGTTTCACCGCATGGCTCGGGGTCTGCTTCACATGGCGGGCAGTCGGATACCGGAAAGCAATCTTCCTCATCCGCGAACGTGCCATCACCTTCCGTGACCGTCATTGCGACAGGTGTTGGAATGCCGGGATTCGAAACGTACTCGAATGCGTCGCCGATACTCGCGGCGTCGACGCAAGGAAGGTGAAGAATGATATTCGCGATATCGATCGACGTAGGAGGAACGCTGAAGTTATTCAACGGCGCCAGCTCGGCCGCAGTCTTTGCGTTGCGCCACACGCAAATTTCTTCAACGCAGATATCGCCGACAGGCTTGTTAAATGTGGTAGCGCTACTCGTATAGCTCGTGAAAATTATAATGCCTTCAAGGCCATTGAAGGCTTCGCAATGTACAAAGTCCGACCCCTCAAGCACGCCGTCAACGATGCAGTGCCGCTCGTCTTCGGACGTGAAAACGAAACCGACGTTATAGGGTGTCTCTTCCTCCTTGAGTGCCGAAAGAGCCGTGTCGTCAGAGGCGAAACGACTAGCAACAGCCCCGAATTGAACATTTCCGCTGTTGTTAAAAATTGCGCATTGGAAATAGTCGAGGTTCCCGCCGAACCCTGGGGGGATGCGGTCAAACTTCATGATCGACGCGCCGAGCGACCCGGGCAAGTCGTGGACCATTACCCGGCAGAACACAGTGAACGGCTCGCCGGATATAATTGGATCGGGACTGGCGTCGGTCCCGTGCGTTATGCGGGCGTAGGATGTCGCGCTAGGACCACTCTGAACCCTGACGGGCATCTACACGTCCTCGACGAACGGTACGGTCGGCGTCGCGTCGCGCATCAGGTCGAGCATCACGTTCATCGCGGTATCGTTCTCAAGCCGCGCGAGACAGACGGGGCGGTCGAATTCGAGCGGCGCGTTATCGGCGATGGCCTCGCGCGCAGGCGGGCGGAACGTCACGGGGTAGATCGGGGGGCTTCCGGCTGGCGTGTCGACTGTGCGGAGCCGATAGTAGCGCCCGGCGGTAGTCGAGAAGCCCATGCCAGGCTCGAGCGCGGCACCGGTCGTGACCTTGATGTTCGCGCTGACGGCGTTGGCGGGAATTGGATCGTCGGCAGTCGCTACGATCGGCGCACCGCCGGGGGGAATCGGCGCGCGCTTCCGGTCGTAGACCGGGATCAGCACGGTTCCGGATCGCCCGTTGAACTGAAGTTCCCGCGTGCGGTGCGCGAGGACTTCGGCGTTCGACCGGATGCGGATGCGGTGGAGGATGATGCGCCAGAAGCCAGCATCCGCTTGAACGAATTGCTGTTTGTTCGTCAGAGACCGCCCGCCGGATCGCGTGTCGACGATTAGCTCAACCGTGATCGCGCCGGGGCATAGGGTCTCGTCAGTGGGCGACCACGGGACGACCATGGGACTCCTGTGCTAAAGGTTCGGGCTCCACTCGATTGCGGGGGCAATCATGAGCATGAGATTTGCTGGATTATTGGCAGCGCTCGCGGTCACGGCGGCCTGTACGACGCCCATCCAGACAGCCTCAGGCCAACCGGATTTCACCGTTACCAACGCCAACCCTCAGTGCGTGCGCAGCACGCTACTGGCCGGGTTGGTTGATGGGGGCTACATGGTGCGGTCTGCTACCGATTCTCAGATTGCGGTGGGCAGACCGATGCTCGGAAATACTCCATTGGGAATATTTCTTGCGCCCACCGATGAACGCAGGTCGACGTTCCTGATGATCCCTGTGGGCCCTGACGTTCGGATTGTTATGAGCGAGGCTTTTATCGCGAATGCAGGATCGGGTTTTGAAAGTGCGAGCCCGATATACCCGACGCAAGAGGCGCAACAGACGCTGGCCGTAATTGGGTCTCGCGTGCAGGCGATGTGCGGCGGGCGCTAGCGCTTGCGGAAATCAGCGCGGTTCATCATGTCGGGGAGCCGTCGGCCAACGTCCCTTAAGACCCGCGAATGCCACGCATCGAGAGTTCTTTCGAATCGCTCTGCCACACCTTCGTCAGCGCCCCTCGCGTCGATGTGGAAGACGTTGGACAGAGAATTCGAGCTGCTGCTGCCCGCCGGCAGCTGCGGCATCTTCAGCGACACCGGAATGCGTCGGCCATCGGGCAGCGGAACGAACGCCTCGTTCATCGAGCCTTCGCCGAACAAAGCCATCTGTGGACTCGACGCCACACCGCCGCGGGCGTATCGCCTTAGTGGCATCTCGCCGCCGGGCCCGACGATGCCGCCCTTTTCCATGGCGGATATCTTCGCGACCTGAACTGCTGCAAAAACGCCGGCCGCCGTAGCCGCTGCGGTCTTGACCCATATCGGCCCTGGCGTGTCAGCAAACGCAGAGAGAGTAGCGCGTATGCCGTTGATCGTTGCCTCCGCGATCGCAGCCGCCTTGCCGATCGCGGCGAGCGTTTCGTTTCCGCTCTGCGATAGGCTCGCGAGGTTGCCGAAGAACTCAGCAACATGAGTTAGCCGCAGCTCGTCTTCCGCCTTCGCCTGCTCTATGCGTCTTGCTGCCGCTTCGTCGCGGATGGCGCTGATCTTGTCCTGCGCCGCCTGCTCAAGCTGAACTCGCAGGTCCTGGAATTCGCGCCACGCCTCGCCCTCTTTGTCGAGGCTCTCCTGCGAGCGCTCAAGTTCTTCGATCTGTCGTGCAAGCCGAGATTCAGCGGCCTCGATCTCAGCCGCCTCGTTGTCATCGATAAGCTGCTGCCGGATCGCACGCTCGGCCTCGAATTGCCCCGGCGTTCCCTCCGCGCGCGCAAGGCCGAGGTCGGCCTGCGCCTCCGCTGCGTTGGCCCTCGCCCTGATGGTTTCGTCGGCTGTATCGCGCGCGAGTTGGATCAGCTCATCACTTAGCCGTCGCGCACGCTCAAGTTCGTCCTCCTGTATCCGAGCGATATCAGCGCCGCTGCGAACTGCAAGCTCTCGACCCTCAACGAATTGATTGGAGACGAACTCCGCATTGACCTTGAATATGTCCCGAACGACCGTGCTGATCTTAGCGAGCGTTTCCACCTGCAGCCGTGCTTCAGCAACCGCACGCTTGGTGGCCTCGGCCGGATCGCCAGCCTCGCCGCCGAACGGCTTATCTACTGTGGGCAGCGCCGTCGACGGCGGCCTTTGCTTGACGAGCGCGGTTAGCTCCTTCTGGAGCCGCACCATCTCATCCGCGGCCGCCCCAATCTCTTCGGCTGTGAAGAAATTAGGTGCGTCCTGAATGGCGGAATTCATCCGCATGACTTTGTCGGTCGCGACGTCGAGCGCGTTACCGACTTTGGTGATCTGATCCTCGAGACCGACCAACGGCTGAGAGACTATCCCGCCCGAGAAGAACGACGCTAGAGCCTGCAGCCTCTGCGGCCACGTTCCTTGTTCAAGCGTGTGTATGAAATCGCTCAATCCAGCGAGCGCGAACGCGGCAGGGCCTGCGCCGATATTGGTCAGAGAGACCTGGATCTCTTCCCAGTGCTGGTTGAAATCGGCCAGGGCTTTGTTCGCCTCGGCCGAGATGACGTTATTAAACGCCTCGGTCTGCTCGCGGATCGCGTCGCGGCCCTGACGCAGAAAGCCAACAAGTTCAACGCTCGATCGGCCGAACGCCGCCGTGGTAATCCGATATTCCTCTGTCCGTGTTTCCGCCTTCTGCACAGCGTCGGCAACGTCCAGCAGCGTCGGGACGAGACCGCCTGCGGCACTGAGGCCAAGCTCTTTCATGACCTTGGCAAGATCGCCCTGACCTTCAGCAGCGCGGCCGAGGTTACGGGCGAAAACGTCGAGAGCATCGTTCAGACTGGCGGTGTCTACGTTTGCCTTCGCCGCCGCGCCGGCCAACCGCTGGAGTTCTTCAGTCCCGACCCCGGTGCGATTGGATAGCTCCTGCAGCTTATCGGCAGCCTCGCTGATTCGGGAAATGAAACCGACGATCGCGCGAGCCGAGAAGAACGATGCAATCGCAACCCCGGCTTTGCCGAAGCCTGCCGTAACGCGCTGGGACATCTGGTCGGTGCGCTTCTCGACGCGGTTCAGCTGCTTGTCGACATTGCCGACAATGCCGGCAAGCGACTTGTCTAGCTTTGTGCTCTGCGCCTCGAGTTGGACTATCAGTCGTTCGAGATCAGTTGCTGCCACTGGCCACCTTCTTGATTGCCGATTTCACTGCGCGCTTTATCGCGCTGGCCACTCGTTTTCGTAGCGCCCTGTATGCCGAATAAAAGAAGGGCTGGGCCTTACTGCCGGGATGAGTGCGCGCAGCCTTGCGCGACCGGCCGCTCGGGTTTGTCACTTTCTGGCCCGTTGTGCTTGGCGCGGTGCCGAACTCAACCCATCGGGCGTAGTATGCGAGCTCGTTGCCCGCATAAATCGTGATCTTTAAATTCTCTCTTTGCTCTGCAGGATTGGCATGTAGGCCTGGGCTTACGCCGATTGAACCTCGCGGAACTTCGCCCCATGTCCAGTCTATAGAATTGAGGAGTGACCGGCTATCGCCGACGGGAACGAGATGCTGAGCGAGATCGACAATCTCCTGCGCACCCTTCTCCATCGTCGGATTGATCTGCTTTTTGATTTCGACGGGCAGCGCACGGAGTTTTTTGCGCAGCCGATCGCGGCCTAGAATCTTAGGCATTACCGGATATCCAATTGTCGAACTCTTCGTCCGTCGGCGGATGCAGCGCTGCGGTGACGCCGTGGGCCCGCTTCCAGCCATCGGCACACGCCATAAGCTCCCAGTGCGTCATGTTGTCGACCTCGCGCGGTGTGTAACCTAATTGCTGACCGGTGGCGTAGAGGGCGGCGAATGAGGTCCGTTCATCGGCGGCGCTGGTTGCCCGTTCACTTCCC